ACCTCCTTCGAGGACTTCGACATCGACTTCAACCAGTACAAGTACCTGATGGAAACCCGCCTGTCGGGTGCACTGACCAAGCCCAAGTCGGCTCTGGTCATCCGTCGGAATGCTGGTACCGAAGCAGTTCCTGCGGCTCCGACCTTCGACTCCGCCACCAACACGCTGACGATCCCCGCCACCACGGGTGTTGACTACCTGATTGATGGATCTGTTGTTCCCGCGGGCGACCGTGTGATCACCGAGACCACGGACGTCTCTGCTGAGCCGCAGACGGGCTTCTACCTGAAGGACCTGTCGACTCGTAACTGGACCTTCACCTACACCGCGTAGATAAACCTTCAAAATGGCACGATTCTACGGTGAAATCGGTTTCGGACACATCGTGGAAACAGCGCCGGGTATTACGGAGGACGTCATCACAGAACGAAAATTCTATGGTGACGTCCTCCGTAGCAACCTTCGAACAAATGACAACGACAAAATCAACACCGATACTCTCCTTAACAACTCCATTCGAATTGTTGGAACCAAGTATGCTTTTGACAATATAAGGCATATGCGATACATCAAGTTTGAGGGAGTTCTTTGGAAGATCGACACGATCCAAGTCGAACGACCCCGCCTAGTTATAGGAATGGGGGATGTCTATAATGGACCGAAGGCTACAGCTCCAAGCGTTGCTTAGTGGAATCCCGGGAGTTAAGAAAGTATACTTTCAGGAACCGTCTGCAGACATGATGGAATATCCATGCATAATCTATCACTTAGATAAGCGTGAATCCATCCATGCAGACAACACTCCATATCGTCATTCGAAGCGCTATCAAGTGACGGTCATCGACAGGAATGGGGTCAGCTCTATTCCCGATGACGTCGCTAAATTACCTCTCTGCGCCTTTGATAGGCGCTTTGAGGCATCCAAACTTTACCATGATGTATTTAATCTATACTTCTGAAAGGAACACAATCCATGACTAAACTTGCATGGGGTACTCCGGGCGATAAGACCTACGAGACCGGCGTCAGCAAGGGCGTTCTCTACCGTCGAAGCACCGATGGAGCATACGACAAGGCTACGGCTTGGAACGGTCTCGTTTCCGTTACCGAAAGCCCTTCGGGTGCCGAAGCCAACAAGCAGTACGCAGACAACACGGTTTACGCAAACCTTGTCTCTGCCGAAGAGTTCGGTGCAACGATCGAAGCTTTCGCTTACCCGAACGAATTCGCCTCTTGCGACGGTACTGCCGAAATCAGCGCCGGTGTAAGCATCGGACAGCAGAAGCGTGAAATCTTTGGGCTTTCCTACCGGACTGAGATCGGTAACGACCTTAGTTCGGAAGCTGGCTACAAGCTTCACCTGCTCTACGGTGCACAGGCTGCTCCTACGGAGAAGGCTTACACCACGATCAACGATTCGCCTGAAGCCAACACCTTCAGCTGGGAACTGACTACCATTCCGGTTGACGTACCCGGCTTCAAGCCCACGGCGCTTCTTACGGTCGATTCGACGAAGGTTAACTCCGCCGATCTCGCCGCTCTGGAAGACATGCTGTATGGCACCACTTCCGGCACGCCCGAGCTTCCGCTGCCTGAGGCCATCATCGAGCTCCTCGAGTCCACTATGGATGCTCCCGGAGTCTAGTTAAAAACAGAAAGGAGACCAGAGAATGCTCACATTGAACATTCCGGGTATCGAACAATGGGACGAATCTAAACAAGAATTCGTTTACACAGACAGCGCTACTTTGGAGTTGGAGCATTCTCTGGTCTCTCTTTCAAAATGGGAGTCGATTTGGGAAAAGCCGTTCCTGAGTCCTGACCCTAAAACTACTGAGGAAACGCTTTCGTACATCGAAGCAATGACTCTTACCGTAGACGTCCCCCCAGACGTATTCCAAAGACTTTCGGCTGAAGATTACCAAAAGGTAAACGACTATATCGAATCAAAGATGACTGCTACGTGGTTTGCTGAAAAGAAAGAAGCTCCCGGAGCCAGCAGACGTAAAGAGATCATCACAGCTGAGATCATCTACTTTTGGATGAGCTCGCATGATATAGCTAAAGAATTCGAAACATGGCATCTTAATCGATTGATTACATTGATTAAAGTTGCTAATGAGAAGAGTAAGCAGCCTGAGAAGAGTAAAGCTCCAACTAAGAGCGATTTGGCTTCTAGGCAGGCTCTCAATGCGCAACGTCAAGCTATGTATCAATAAGTCCACAGAGTAATAAACTGGAAGGAGGGACCGAAATGACCAAGATCAAATGGAATACCGCAGGCGATCGATTCTTTGAAGCTGGTGTCGATAGAGGCGTATTTTACAAATCCAACGGATATGGCGTTGTATGGAACGGTCTAAAGAGCGTAACGGAAACTCTTTCCGGTGGTGAAGCTACGCCATATTATGTCGATGGCATTAAGTATCTGAATGTCGCTGCTCCTGAAGAATTCGGAGGGACAATCGATGCCTACATGTATCCTGCAGAATTCGAAGAATACGACGGTACTGCGGAACTCTACGATGGCTTCTCGGTAAACCTTCAGGCTCGAAAAGAGTTTGGCTTGTCATATCGAACCTTGATAGGCAATGACCTAGATGCTGAAAACCATGGTTATAAGATTCACATCATCTATAATCTGCTAGCTTCACCGACAGCAAAAGCTAACACCACGCTTAGTAATGACGCAAGTCTCATTGATTTTTCATGGGGCTTTACTACTAGGCCTGTGCCCGTGCAATTTAACAATACGGTAATTCGTACCGCGCACGTGATCTTGAATTCGACTAAAGTAAGCATCGGTATGATGCGTGCTGTCGAGGAATATCTATATGGATCGAATACCCGATCCTCAAAACTTATAAGCCTAGATACATTGATATCTTGGTTCAAACTTGGAGGCGAACCCTTGGAGATCGTTGCCAACACGACTACAGGTATCTACACCCTAAAGCAAGATGGCTTGCCTGACCTCATTACTACTGATGTCGAGGGTGTGTATGCGATGCCTGCGGATACGCGTCTTGTATCCTCTACACCTTCCGGTTTCTACACATTGGGGCCTTAAATGCCAACATATAACAAAATTGCTGCTACAGATTCGGGATATAACTTCCCTCCAGAAATCGTCGACAAGCTCACTGATATTTTCGGTCCGGCTTGGGCGATTCAGCGGTACCTTCCGGTAGGACAAAACCTAAATGCTCTCAGGACTCCGGGTATTCACCGCATTTCCAAGGACAACTACAGCACCATGTTCAATCTCCCTGTGGGGTTCAACGATAATGGTATTCTGGAGAATATCCAGACTGGTAATGGCGTCACTTCTGACTGGTGGCTTCAGCGACTCACTCAGGCGAGTAACGACCCCCGAACATGGTGGCGTGTAACTAAGGATTATTCCGGTAACTGGACCGCATGGCAGGAAGACAAGATGACCTCCGTTCTTGTAGCGGAGTACATCTCTAAAGATCCGACGGTAGTGCAAGCTACCGCGGATATGGCTGCGTCTAACGCAAATCTGCTTCCTAAGTGGAAGGCTAACACGGCCTACACCAATGGTATGCAGGTCGTATCCCCAACCGGCGATATCATCACGAAGAATGCTAACGGTACGACCGGGTCTACATTCAGCATGACTGGATGGAACCCCTCGACGAATGCCTCGAACATCACCTCCAATGCAGCAGAGATTGCTACCAAGGCAGGTACTGCGGTTGCTACTGGCTCAGCTTCTGGGCTCATGAGTAGTGGCGACAAGTCCAAGCTCGATGCTGCTACTGGATCAGCTACGGGAAATACGCTGGCCTATCGGTACAGTGACGGACGTCTCGGAGTATCGAACCCAACTGGTAGTACCGATGCTGCAAACAAGTCTTACGTCGATGCGAAGGTCTGGGACGGCGGCGATATCACGACGGGTACTATTTCCGACGCGAGGATTGCTAAAGCGACATCCGCTTTGGATGGTTTGATGCTCAAAGCCGATAAGGCCAAGCTGGATG